GGTAGAAATGCTGGTATCAATACTGAAAAAGGTTTTACCATTTATAATATCGATACATCTCAAGTTCAGGTATATGATGGAAATCAATGGATCGGTGGACTAACATCACCATTTAGTGCTAGCGGAGGAACAGAGTCAACTGTATCAAGACCTGGATATAAGGTTCATACCTTTACTTCACCAGGAACCTTTAGTGTTACTGAAGGACAAAAAATTGTAGAATATCTTATAATCGCTGGCGGAGGTGGTGGTGGATTTACTGCAGGCGGTGGTGGTGGAGCTGGAGGATATAAAACTAGTACATCAATGACTATAACACCAGGATCTTATCCAGTTACGATTGGTGGTGGTGGGGCTGGAGCGACTGTTGATGGTAATAATGGAAGTAAAGGATCTGACAGTTCATTTAACTCTGTAACATCAGAAGGTGGTGGATATGGAAGACATGCTGGTCTTTCTGGTGGGGATGGTGGTTCTGGTGGTGGATCTGGATATACCACAGGAGTAGGTGGAACTGCCACAGGATATCCGGGACCCAATCAACAAGGTTATCCTGGAGGAACTAGTGGTGGAGGTGGTGGACCTCAATATACTTGTGCTGGTGGTGGCGGTGCTGGTGGTGTTGGGGGAAATGTAACTGCAAACACACCAGGTGGAAGTGGTGGTATAGGACAAGCATCATCCATCAATGGAACATCAACCACTAGGGCTGGCGGTGGTGGTGGCAGCTCTGGTGGCGGCGGAGGTGCAGGCGGTCCTGGTGGTGGTGGAGATGGTGGATTGAGTTTGCCTGGTACCGGCGGTACATCTGGAACTACAAACACTGGTGGTGGCGGTGGCGGTACTGGTAGAAGTGGTGGTTCCGGTATCGTCATCATTGCTTACCCAACCTCATAAATACTCCCGTATATCACTTATTTGACTATATGGCATACAGAAAGTTCAAGGGTATCGAATACCCTGTTCCTGGTGTAGATACCGCAATTAATACTCTTCGTCCTGGTGCTCGTTGGGACCTTTCAAACACCACCTTTGTTGGGTGGCAAGATGATGAAGGTAGAGAACCACCCACTTGGGAAGAGATACAAGAAGAAATTAAAAGAGAAGTAGATATCTATAACTACTATCTCTATGAGAGAACCCGTGAAAAAGAGTATCCACATCTCAAAGATCAGTTGGATATGCTTTACCACGATATAAAGTCTGGTAACCTAAATAATGGAAGTTGGATTACTGCTATTGACGCAGTAAAAGAAAAGCACCCAAAACCAGAAGGACCCGAACCCGTATTATAAAAATGGCACATTTCGCAAAGTTAGGACTCGACAATATCGTAACTGCAGTTGTTGCGATGGACACGATTGATACCATGACTCGTGGTGGTATTGAGAAGGAAGAGATTGGACTTGCTCACCTTGTGAAGCATCACGGACACGAACTTTGGAAACAATGTTCATACAATAGCCGTGGTGGAGTTCACTATGGTGAAGACGGCACTCCAAGTGGCAAGACAGCATTCCGTGCTAACTATCCTGGCATTGGATGGTATTATAGCACCGAGCACGATATCTTCCATCCAGCAAAACCACATGCTTCTTATACTTTGAATACCACAACTGGTCATTGGGATGCTCCTATTCCACAACCAGAGTTGACCGCAGAAGAAATGACAGCAAGGTCTTATTATACTTGGGATGAGGATGCTTATCAGGCAGACAATACTACTGGTTGGGTACTGAATACTCCGGAATAACTAAGTATTATTGATCTTTAACCCTAACAAAGGTATTCTACTTATATTGTGAGGGGTTGTCAAGTAGCATAAATATTCAAAAAGCATGTTATAATGTCTGACATTAGGTTTAATCGTTGGTTACATCAGTCAGGAACAGGGGGAGTGTATCAAGACTCCGCTGGTAATATTGGTATAGGCACCTCTGTTCCAACCAGTGCCCTTGATATTCAGGGTGGAAATGTTAAGATTGGTGGAAACACATTAAGCACTACAGGTGTTTCTACTTTTACTACTGTATCTACTTCAGGATTAAAAGTAATTGGAGTTGTTACAGCAACTTCTTATCAAGGTGATGGTTCGGCACTTACTAATTTAACTTTGCCACCAAGTTTTAATGAACTTGATGCTGCTTTGTTTAACTAAATAACTCTAAAAGCATATACAATGGGACTTCAAAGAACCAAATTATTGGGTATTCAATCAGTTACTGGTATTGCCACGGTTGGTATCTTAACTGTTGGTACGACACAGACAGCTGTCGGTATTGCTTCCACCACATATCTTCGTGGTGTTATTATGCATAATACTGGACTTGCAACTGCTACATCATCACTTTATGTTTATCCAGAGACTATTTCATCACCAGTTGTTGGATTTGGAAATACTCGATATAGATTGTTAAGAGTTGATCTCGCTTCAAACGAAACATTTTTCTTTGAATGTAATTATCCTATTGTCCTTAAAAACCAAGAAAAGTTAGTCGTTGAAATAACTGCACCATCTCCACCAACTACAGGGTCTGGTATTGGGTCAATGATTAATTATCAAATACTTGGTGATACTGATATCTAATAAAATAAGGTACATTTACAATGGGAATTCGTAGTACTAAATTCAGATCTCTCTCTTCTACCTTTAGTGGTCAACTAAGTAAACTAACCGAATTTGTTGCAAGCCGCAATACCGGAGGCGGAACAAACGCTCCTAATGGATTTCTGGCAACTGGAGGAACATTATCTCACACTAGATCTGGTTATGTTATTCACACTTTTACAACATCAGAACCATTTAATGTAACATCTGGTTCTTTAAGTGTTGAGTATATTGTTATTGGTGGTGGTGGTGGAGGTAGTGGTGGGTCCTTCGGAGCATCTTTTGGCCCTGGGGGAGCTTCCGGAACTCTTAGAACTGGCAGTCTTGCGGTAACACCAGGACCATATACAGTAACAATAGGAGGAGGAGGTGCGGCTTCTAGTCCACCACAATCTACTGGTGGAACTGGGCAACCAAGTGTTTTTGGACCAGTAACTGCTCCTGGTGGGGGAGGAGGTCCACCAAATGGCCCAGGTGGAAGTAATGCAGATTATAGTGGAGCACCAAACCAAGGAATACCTGGATCTGGTGGAGCTGGTTCTAGTGCTAATGGAAATGCTTGGAGGGGTGGTGCTGGAACAACTATTACTATTACCGGAAATCCACAATTAATAGGTCAAGGTGCAGACTCTGGGTATGAATCCCCAGATGGATCTAGTTTGGGTAGACCCAGATTTTCGAGTGGACCACCTGGTTCCGGTAGTGGTGGTGGTGGATCTCCCACAAATGGAGGACATGGTAATGGTGGATCCGGACTAGTTATTATTGCATATCCATATAGTTGAATCAAGGAGGAATAATTATATGGCACATTTTGCACGAATAGATCAAAATAATGTTGTTACTCAAGTTATTGTCATTGATAATGAAAAAATTATCAATCCAGAGACTGGAATAGAAGATGAAAGTATTGGTATTGCATACTGTAGAGATATATTAGAGTTGGAAGGTAATTGGATTCAAACCTCATATAACGATAGTTTTAGATTTCGTTATGCTGGTACTGGATTTACATATAATGAAGAATTGGATGCATTTATTTCACCAAAACCTTTTCAGTCTTGGATTTTAGATAACGATACTGCTGACTGGGTATCTCCGTTAGGTCCTTCTCCAGAACTTACAGAAGAACAGAAAAAAACTTCTGGATATATTTGGGATGAAGATGCTTATCAAGCAGATAATACTCAAGGATGGGTATTAGTAACCGCCTAAATACCTAAAAAACTCTTATGAGTATACTGAATGTAAATCAAATACAACCAGTAGGAAGCGGTCAGACAGTAACAATAAATGCTGCGAATATTACTGCGAGTTCTTCTACGATAAGTGCGAGTTCTTTTGTTGGACCTTTGACTGGTAATGCTACTGGACTTTCTGGATCTCCAACGCTTTCTGGTATTACCAGTGTTTCTACCACTAACTTAACGGTTAATGGGAATGCTTATCCTTCTGCTGGACCATTAAGTAACCGAAATATCATCATCAATGGATCGATGGTAGTCAATCAAAGAGGAATTACTGGTGCCGCTGGAACTACAACTAATGGTGCTTATGTGACTGATAGATTTAAAATAGAGTTTTCTCACGATGGTGCTGTATCTGTTGGTCAAACCAGCATAAACTCTACAACTGGTGGAAATGCTTATGCTGATGGTTTCCAGAATGCATTATTCTTTAATGTAACTACTGCTGATACATCTTTAGGAGAATCACAATATCAATTGATTCGCCAACCAATCGAAGGTTATAATGTTCAAGGAATTAAAAAAGGAACTGCAAATGCCCAACCAGTAACCTTATCATTCTGGGTTCGTTCTAGTACAACTGGAACTTATATTGTAGAATTGCAAGACTTTGATAATACAAGAACTTGTTCACAATCATATACTATTAGTTCAGCAAACACTTGGGAAAAGAAAGTCCTAACATATCCTGCTGATACAACTGGTGTTTTTGATAATGATAATAATACTTCATTTCGTGTAACCTGGTGGTTAGCTGCAGGTTCAACTTATAGTTCCGGAACCTTACAAACAACTTGGGGCACTCTTACAAACGCAAACAGAGCACCAGGACAAGTTAATCTATTAGAAACTGTTGGAAATAACTTTTGGTTTACAGGAGTCCAACTAGAAGTCGGCACAGTCGCCACCCCGTTTGAGCACAGGAGCTACGGGCAGGAGTTGGCTTTGTGCTATAGGTACTATCAACTTATGACCAATTTCTCTAATAGCTTTAACGCGCCAGGTACTTCCGAATCAGGCTTTTTTAACTATGAGTTCAAGGTGCCAATGCGGCAAGCCCCTACGGTGACTATTACAAGTACTGGAACAACAAGCAGGCTCAGCTCACTTAATGTTTCAACAACTGGCATTGACACCGTATCGTTGCAAGCTGTTTCTAGCAGTAGTGGAATGGTTTATGTGTATGGTTCAACTGCAGCCAACGCTTCGGCGGAACTTTAAGGAGGTTTGACTATGTATCAACTAACTTCGCTTTTGATGGATAGTGTCGCTGTACCCAATCCAGCAATCATCAAAAGAACGTCAGATTCTGCTTTTATCCCGACTGTTCCCGGTAATACTGATTATGACGAATATCTCGCCTGGCTAGCCGAAGGCAACGAGCCACTACCAGCAGACGAGCCTTCATAAATACTCAAAAAACTCCCAATGAGCACACTCAAGGCTAACATTATTGATTCCACAACCTCCACAACGGAGTTTAAGGAAACTATCACTGCCAATGGTGATAAGCAATGGGTGGATTCTTATGGTGTGATTAAAACCAATCGCACCACTATCGCAGAGAACATAACAATTCCAGCAGGCACGAATGGTCTTTCAGCAGGTCCAATCACCATTGCCGATGGATACACAGTCACACAACTTGGGGAGTGGGTGATTGTATGACACGCATTTATGTTCAAAACATAAGGTCTCAAACTGGTAGCACCGTTGACTTCAAGGATATTATTTCTGCGAATGGTGAGAAACAGTGGCTAGATACTTATGGTATCATAAAGGCAAACAAGAATTCTATTGATGAGAATGTGACTATACCAGTAGGAACCAACGGAGTCACTGCTGGAACCGTAACAGTCGGTCTTGGTTATACCGTCACAGTTCAAGGAGAGTGGAGAATCGTATGACAAGTAAGATAGTTGTTAATAATATAGAAGCAGACTCTGGGGTTTCTACCGTTACTTTTGGTAGCAATATTCAAGGTAACCTGACTGGTAATGTAACTGGTAATGTAAACGCTGGTGTAGTAACAGCGACATCAAGTATTGTAGTCGGTAATAGTTTTATTAAGGCAACTAGTATTGGCATCGGCACCACAACAACAGCAGGACGCAATGCTGGTGTAGGGACTGCTGTTGGGACTCTCATTTATAACATGACAACAAATGCTTTTGAGGGTTATGGACCTCAAGGGTGGAAAAATGTAAAAACTTTAGAATCTCTATCTATTACAAGCCCAACTGTGAGTGCTGATACTTCTAGTCGTTCTGGTTGGGCAGTATTTACCTTCACTGGACCTGGAAGTATTGTAGTCAATGCTGGAAGTGGAGATGTAGAATATCTTGTTATAGCAGGGGGTGGTGCTGGTAGTGGAGGAAACCCTACAATGTATGAGGGTGGTGGAGGTGGTGCTGGTGGTTTGAAATTTGGAACACTACCAGTATCTCCAGGTCCATATTCAATTACAGTTGGTGGTGGTGGAGGTCCAGCTGCTAATAATACCCCAACTGCAAGTAGAAAAGGAAATGGCAGTGTATTTGCATCTATAATCTCTGAAGGTGGTGGAGGTGGAGGGGTAAGTATTTCACCAGAACCAAGCATTGGTGGTTCTGGTGGTTCTGCAGGTGGTGGTGGATATCATCCATCAGCACCTTTAAGAGCAGGTGGAACTGCAACTGGTGCTCCAGGCGGAACTTCTAACAGCACTTCTCCCCCAGTTGGATGGGGTAATAATGGTGGAACTGCTGTTCCAGCAACTAGTTGCGGTGGTGGCGGTGGTGGCGCCGGATCAGCAGGAAGCTCAACACCTGCCCCAAGCACTGGTGGTCCTGGTGGAAACGGTTTAGCATATTCTATTACTGGAACACCCGTAACTCGTGCTGGTGGTGGTGGTGGTGCTGGCGGTAGTTCTACTACTGGAGGAAGTGGTGGTGGTGGTGGATATCCTGGTGGTGGTCCACCAAATCCAGGAACCGCTGGAACAGTAAATACTGGAGGAGGAGGTAGCGGAGGAAATAATAGTAGTGGTGGAGCAGGTGGTTCCGGTATCGTCATCATTGCTTACCCCACTGCCTAAATACCTAAAAAACCATAATGGCTAGCAAACTTCGTGTAGATGAAATAGTAGGCGCACAAGGTAGCACTGTTTCTATTGGAACTGCTACCTTTACTGGTGGGTTGTCTGGTAATATTACTGGACTGAATGTAACGGGTGTTATAACTGCGACTACTTTGAATCAAACTCTTGGTGCTGGTTCAAGTATTACTGTTGGGAATACTGTTATTACTTCTACTTCCATTGGTATCGGCACTACAACAACGGCAGGAAAGAATGCTGGTATTGGAACTGCCATTGGAACTCTAGTATATGATAGTAATCTCAATAGATTAGAAGTTTATACTCCAGTTGGTTGGGCTAAAGCAGCGGAAGAATCTTTTACAGTTACAGTTTCTCCTGGTTCAATAACAGCTAACACAGGTCGTTCTGGTTATATATACTACACTTTTACGGGACCAGGTTCCTTTGTTATCACTGGAGCTCCTGGAACTCTTGAGTATCTTGTAGTTGGTGGTGGTGGAGCTGGTGGAGATACTTCTGGAGGTGGTGGAGGTGCTGGTGGTTTTGTTACGGGAACATTTACTAATCTAGGTCCAGGAACATATACAGTTCAAGTTGGTGGTGGAGGAGTATCTCCAGCTACGAACGGAACTCCCTCTTATATTACAAATCCAGGAATAACTTCTGCTACAGCACAAGGTGGTGGACTTGGTGGTGGATTTAATACTGGTGGTGGACCTGGTGGTTCTGGTGGTGGGGGAGGTTCTAGAGTTCCTGGTAATAACGCTGGTGGATTTCCTGGTGGTTCTGGAAATAAAGTAACAGGAACCCCGACTGCTTCAACACCAAACACTCAAGGAAGTAATGGTGGTGATGGATACGCACAACCAGCATCCAGTTCTGGTGGCGGCGGCGGAGGCGGTGCTGGAGGTGTAGGTGGGCAAGGTGGTCCATTTCCAGGAAAAGCAGGTAATGGTGGACCGGGACAACCTTCTTCTATTACTGGTTCTTCCGTTCTTTATGCTGGTGGTGGAGGTGGTGGTTCTGAAGGTATGGCAGCTGGTTCTGCTGGACCAGGTGGTGGTGGTGCCGGCGGTAGATTTCTTGATGGTCCTGGTCAACCAAATCCAGGTGCTACTGCTGGAACTACAAATACCGGTGGTGGAGGAGGTGGTGGACATGTAACTCACGCTAATGGCGGATCAGGCGTTGTCATCATTGCTTACCCAACCTCATAAATAACTAAAAGAGAATATTACGTCGTCAATAAATAGAGAAAAACCCTGATGGCAGCAGCACTAGATTTTCCATTAAGTCCATCTATAAATGATATCTATGTTGCCAACGGTAATAGATGGCAGTGGAATGGGACTTCTTGGAAAAGACTTGGGCAGTTAGGACCACAAGGCACACAGGGTATTCAAGGTATTCAAGGTGTTCAGGGAACCCAAGGTGTTCAGGGTGTTCAGGGTTCTACATTTAATAGAGAATCTTTTCATTTTATAGCAACTGATGGGCAGACAGACTTCTCTGTACTCAATGCCACGGCAAATAATGTAGACGTATTTGTCAATGGTGTTCACTTAACATCGTCAGAGTTTACAATTGTCAATACCAGTACAATCCGTTTGTACGAGGCATCGGTAGCTGGTGATATTGTAGATATCTTCACCTTTGAATCAGCAGGTCCACAAGGTACTCAAGGTGTTCAAGGAGTACAGGGAATCCAGGGTGTCCAGGGTCCACAAGGTATTCAAGGTGTACAAGGTTTTAGTTTTTTAAGAACGGAATATAATTATACCGCAACTGCTGGTCAAACAACTTTTGCGGCAACTTATGCTGATGGAACAAACATTGATGTATTCTTAAATGGTGTTCGTTTAACTCCAAATGATTATACTGCCACTAGTGGAACCAATGTAGTCTTAAGTGTTGGTGCCAGTGCTGGAGACATCATTGATATCCTAACCTTTGAATCTGCTGGTCCTCAGGGTACTCAAGGTATTTCTGGTATTCAGGGTATCTTTGGTGTTCAGGGTACTCAAGGAACTCAAGGAACTCAGGGCATCCAAGGTATTCAGGGTGTAAATCTTTGGGTTTCAAATAGCGCAGGTATTCATACATTTTCTAATGTTGGAATAGGTACAACTAATCCAGGTACAAATCTAGACGTTAAAGGAACTACAACTTTAGAATCTTTAGTTGTTTCTGGTATCGCAACATTCCAAGAAGACATTTATCTTGGTAATGATGACAGAATAAACCTGGGCACTGGTGGTGCTCTTCAGGTTTACCATGATGGCACTAATTCTTATGTTGTAGATTCTGGGGCAGGAGATTTATATCTAAGAGGAACTGGTGCTATTCGTTTACAGAATACGAGTGGCACTGAAAACTATGCAATCTTTAATGATTCTGGGACAACAGAACTTTATTATGATAACTCTAAGAAATTAGAAACTCTTGATGCTGGAGTAACAGTTTATGGAACTACAAATTCTCAACAACTATTAGTAAGTGGAATCACAACTCTTGGATCTTCTAATGGTATTGGAACAGTTACGATTGGTGTGGGAACAACCGCATTATTAGTTGAAGGAAACGCAAGAGTCACTGGAGTTCTTACAGTTGGTCAGTCATCTATTACTTTAGATGGATCTACAAATACAATCAACGTTGGTTCTGGTGTTACGATTCACACTACAACATCAACATTTAATCAACTAGAAGTTGTCGGATTATCTACTTTTGTTGGTGTCGCAACATTCCAAAGCAATGTTTATGCACAACAATTAAATGCTACCTCACTAGTTGTTGCTGGCGGTGCAAGCCTAGGCAAAGACATCACTACAAGAAATCTAAGTGCCTCTGGTATTGTTACTGTTACTGGAGCAACAGATCTTAATGGTGACTTAGATGTTGATGGACACACTGAATTAGATAATGTAAATGTATCTGGGGTTTCAACTTTTGTAGGAATAACGACTTTTAAAGACAAAGTTGTATTTGACAGCACAAATTCAATTCAAATTCCAGCAGGTAATACGTCTGAAAGAGATATAGCACCCGTTGCTGGTCAGATAAGATATAATAGTCAGTTATCCTCTTTTGAAGGATATGGTCCTGGTAATGCCTGGGGATCTCTAGGTGGAGTTAAAGATGTAAATCAAGACACCTACATTATCCCCGAAACATCTGCAGGGGCAAATGAAGATATTTTATACTTTTATAATGCAGGATCTAATACTGCGACTATTTCTTCAACCACTGCAACTATTGATGTAGATCTTTCTGTTACTGGTGTTTCTACTTTTGTTGGCATCGTTACAACTCAAAATAATCTCTTTGTTGGTGGAACTTTATATGCACCATCGCTGAGTATTACTGGTGGAGCATCTCTTGGGGATGATTTAACTACTAGAAATATTTCTGCTTCGGGTATTGTAACTGTTACTGGAGATGCTGACTTTAATGGTAATTTAGATGTAGATGGACAAACTGAAGTTGATGATCTAAATGTAAGTGGTATTGCAACGATCACCACATTAAAGGTTCAATCAAACTTTGATGTTTACGACACAACCGCAACATTCCATAATAACTTATACATTGCAGGAAACTTAAGCATTGGTGGAACGACCACAGTAATTCAAGCACAAGACTTACAAGTATTCGATAAGGACATTATTCTTGGTGTTACTACTGATGTCAATAATAATGATGTCTCGAATGATATTACCGCTAATCATGGTGGTATTGCGATTGCATCTACCGAAGGTTCGCCTCTAGTTGATCTTTACTTGGTTGGACTAGAAACCTCACCAGTAACTTATAAGAAACTGATGTGGTTCAAGTCTGGATCATTCTCTGGACTTGGTACTGATGCCTGGTTGAGTAATTATGCGGTCGGTATTGGTTCAACTCAAGTTCCTAATGGGGTAAGACTTGCCGCTGGTGGAGTTCAAATTACAGACAGTGCAATCAAAATTAATGGTGTAGAGATTATATCTTCCACTACTCTTGGTTCTGGTGTCACTGCTTCATCACTGAGATCAGTCTCACCACAGTTGATTAGTGATCGGGTTGAACTAACCACTGGACAACCAGAATCTGGGGATTATATTCTTGTTTACGACAATACTGATGGGCAACTGAAGAAGTCAACAATTCAAAACGCTGCTCTTCAGGGAATCCAAGGTATCCAAGGAGTACAAGGAATTCAGGGTGTTCAAGGTGTTCAGGGAACTCAAGGTACTCAAGGTGTTCAGGGAACCCAAGGCATACAAGGTGTCCAAGGAACACAGGGTATTCAGGGAGTACAGGGTGCTCAAGGAACTTATGGTGCTCAAGGTACACAGGGAACTTATGGAACTCAGGGAACTCAGGGCACTCAAGGAACTATAGGTAATATTTTCTGGGAACAATCTTCTGCAGGAATTTCAACCACCACAAGTGTTGGAATTAATACAGTAACTTTAAATCAACCATCACTTGTTGGAATTGCTAATTCATTCCAAGGTCTTTATATTTCTAATGGAATGATCGTTCATGACAATACTTTAAGAGGTAACCATTATATTGGTACAGCATTCAATGGATTAATGGCAGGACCTGTTGATGTTCAAGGGTCTTTAACCATTGATGGTGCTTGGGTGGTCGTGTAATAAATACAAGAATGGGAAGATAAAGTAGAATGGCAATTATTAATTTCAACAGTATAAGTGGCATTAACACAGTTTCTGTAGCCAGTTCTATTGTAGTTGGAAATAATGTTGTAATTAAGGCTTCAGGGTCTATTGAAGGAATAGGTCAAATAAGTGCCACTGGTGTTGTAACTGCAACAAGTTTCAGTGGTGCTTTGACTGGTAATGTAACTGGAAACCTGACTGGCAATGTAACTGGAAACTTAACAGGAACTGCTTCAACAGCAACAAATGCACTAGGAATTAGTACTACAAGTATTACTATTGGTAATTCATTTATAAAATCTAATCACATTGGAGTTGGGTCTGTAACAGCGTCAGAAAGAGATGCTCTTACTGGAATCGCCACCGGATCACTGGTTTATAATACAACATATAATGTTCTTCAAGTTTATACAGGTTCTGCGTGGGAAACGGTAGGAGATCAAACAACAGTTATTTCCGCAAGTGGTGGTAACGTTACTGATACCAGCAATAGACCTGGATACACTAGCCACATTTTTACTGGTCCTGGTACACTAACTGTATCTGCTGGAGTTGACACTGCAGATATTTTAGTTGTTGGTGGTGGAGGTGGTGGTGGTGCTGGAATTGGTGGTGGTGCTGGTGCTGGTGGAATGCGTTTAGTTTCAACAACACTGACTCCTGGAAGTTATACTGTAACCATCGGTAACGGTGGGTCTGCTGGAAGTGGCGGTGGATCTGGCGGTGGTAATGGTGTTCCCACAACATTTGTAGTTGCTAGTGGTGGAGTTGGAGTTTCCTCTATTACTGCTACTGGTGGTGGAAGTGGTGGTTGGTCAGGTACTGCTGGTGGAAACGGTGGATCTGGTGGTGCTTATGGTGGAACAGGAAATGCTGGGGGAAATGATCCAAGAGCGACACCAGTAAGTGAAGGTAATCCAGGATATCCTGCTGGATATGGTGGGGGTGGCGGCGCAGGACAAACTGGAAATGGTCCTGGTCCAGTTGGTGGAGGAAATGGTCTTCCTGTTTCTTGGGCTCCACCTTCTTATGGAACACCTGGTCCAAATCCAGGAAGATACTTTGCCGGTGGTGGAGGTGGTGCTGGACAAAGCCCAGGTAGATCACCCGGTGGTGCTGGTGGTGGTGGAACCGGTGGAGATACTATTCCATCTCCTAATGGCAATCCAGGATCAACAAATACTGGTGGTGGTGGTGGCGGCGGTTGGTTTTTTGGTTCTTCGAACGGTGGTGCTGGAGGGTCTGGTATCGTTATAGTTTCTTATCCTAATAGTTAGGATGTGATATAATAAGGAAAACATTTGTTATGGATTATAAAATTTATAAATCTCAACTTATTATTGATAATAAGGATGAAATGCTGGAACAGATACATCGAGCCCACTCTGTTCACCAAATATATTTTCCTGGAAATGATTCTACTTGGACTTATAAAGGATATAATTTTTTTGGATTAACTTCTCCAAGTTTACTTTTTAGTAAATTATTCTTTGAGTTGAAAAATATTATTTACGATTATGTTCCGGAAGAAAATAAGTGGATGCAGTGCTGGTTAAACTACCACAGACCAGATCAAGTTTTGGACTGGCATGATCATCATTGGGACTATCATGGATACATTTGTATAGATCCCAAGAAAACAAAAACTGTGTTTGAAGAATATGAAATTGAAAACGAGGTTGGAAATATCTATATTGGACCTGGTAATAGAAAACATAAGGTAGTTGTTGAACAAAATTATAATAATCCAAGAATAACATTAGGTTTTTATGTTTGTGTTCAACCAAAAAATACCCCAGATAAAATTCTTTCTTTGATACCCATTTAAAATGAAGTGGTTGGATTTAGTAAAAATAAAAACTAAAGGATATTTGGTAGTTGATAACTTTTTTCCAAAGGATCTTTGCGAAAAACTTAGAAATATAACATTACAGTTTCCAAGCGAATCTTCATCTGTAAAAACATGGAGTAACTATCAGGCAATAAACTTTGATCTCAAACCTGATGATTGGTCCCTTAAAGAAATATCTAACAACTTTGTTGTTCCTAGAGTTTCTTTTTTAAAAGAACAATATTATTCTAGAGCATGGAGTCTTAGATTTAATACTTTTGGAACAGGTGTTGGACCACATACAGACCCTTCACATTTTACAGTGAATGTTTGGGTAACACCAGATGATTGTGTTGGCAATAAAGATAAGAATGGGTTGATCTTATATAAGAAAAAAAGACCAAAGGGACCTTGGGAAAACTATAGTAGTGATGAGAAGGGTTGGTCTATGGAAAAGGTAAGAGAATATTTAAAAAAATCAAAGTATGATATAATACCATATAAGTTCAACAGAGCCATAATTTTTATGGGAGATTCTTTCCACGAAACTTGTGATGTCGAAATGAAACCAGGAATAAAAAATTGTAGAGTTAGTTATACATTTTTATATGATAAGTAAACTTTTTAATCCTAAAACATCCAACTATAAAGAACTAAAAGAGTCTGTTCTTAGTTTTAACTTTCCATGGCATTGGATGGATTCTAGTGTAACTAATCCAATAAGTGACGATACTTATGAAAATTTTGGATATTATAGCCATTGTTTCTTAGGATCTCCTGGTGGTCATGGGGGTAAAACATACTATTCTTTTCCAAGTTCTAGTTTTTTAACCCAAGTTCAGGATGTATTTGTTGAGATATTAAATTTTAATAACATTAAACCAGAAGTTATTTTTAGATTACATGCAAATTGTGTTCATCCCACAAAAACTGGAAAACCTGGATTTCCTCATACAGACCATAATTTTACCCACACAAATGCTTTAATTTATTTGACTGATACTTACAGTGGAGATACTGTTGTGGGTGGTGAAAGTTATTCTGGCAAGGAAGATGAGGTTATAATCTTTGAAGGAGAGCACTACCATCTACCACCAACTGAAGGAAGAAGAATTGTTTTGGTTGGCACCTTTTTATAAATATACTGATAGGTACATGCTGATATTATAATAATGGCAGCTTACGCAAAGTTAGGTTTAGATAACGTTGTTCTCTCAGTCATTTACATCGATACTATTGACTGTATGACTAGAGGTGGTATTGAAAAAGAGGAGATTGGATTAGCACATCTCCAAAAACATCATGGACATGATACTTGGAAAAAGTGTTCATATAATACTCGTGGTGGTGTTCATTATGATCCAGAAACTGGAGAACCTGATGGCGGTGTAGCTCTTCGTGCTAACTATCCTGGTATTGGATGGTACTACAGTAGTGAGCATGATATTTTTTATCCACCACAACCATATCCTTCTTGGAGTACTCTTAATACAACAACAGGTTTATGGGAACCACCGATTGTAAAACCAGAAGAACCTGGTGAAGGTGCTTTGAGACCATATTATGTTTGGGATGAAGATGCTTATCAAGCAGATAATACTCAAGGATGGGTATTAGTAACTCCATAAATACTTAAAAAACCAATATACTATGGCGTCAGAGATTCGTGTAAATTCAATATCTAGTAGAAGTGGATTAAGCACTATAACTTTTGGTGCTTATGGTGTTGAGATTGCCGGAATTACCACTATATTGCAACTGAATGTTAATAGTGGAACTAATGCTCAATTTGCTGGCGTTGTAACAGCCTCTGCATTTTATGGTAATGGAAGTAATTTAACTGGGATTGATGCCACAGCATTAAAAGACTCTAATGGTAATGTTAAAATACAAGCACAAGCTTCTGGTGCTGTTGTTACTGGAATTTTAACAACTGGAAATGTTACTGTTGGTGGAGCCACAACATCTTTAGTTGTTAATGGCGATTTAAGAGTTACTGGAGTTATTACAACAGGAACCTCTACAATTACTTTAAACGGCAATACAAATACTATAACTGTTGGAAACGCTTTCCTTTCTTCTACCGCTGGTGTTGGATTAGGTTCCACAACTACAGCAGGTAGAAATGCTGGTGTTGGAACAGTTATTGGTTCTATGATTTTTAATTCAGACACTCAATCTATAGAGTCATATAGTGGAGCAGGTGGTTGGAGAACAGTAAAAAATATGCAACAAATAACACAATATTTTGTATATACAAGTCCAACAACAGCAAATTTAACTTCAACTTATAATTTTGGTCCAGATGCTACTGTAGATATCCTTCATTTAAGTACCGGAGCTAATGGTTCTTCTGGTTCTCCAGGAAATCCAGGTAATGATAGTGGTGGTCAAGGTGGAGCTGGGGGCGCTGGCGGATCTTTAAATTATAAAATTGGTCAAACCATAGCACAAACAGGAACTTCTTTCCCAGTTACAACTCCATCATATCCATCACCAGCAATGCCATCACCACAACCTGGTGGCGGTCCATATGCTGGTGGACCTGGCAATCCTGGTCCAAACATGTATGCTGGAATCCCGGGAACGAATGCTTCTTTTACCATTACTCCATTTGCTCCTTATTTCCCAGCATATACTTTATCAAATGGCAATGGTGGTGCTGGAGGTCCTGGAGGAAATTCTCAGTTTGCTGGTGATGGTGGATCAGGTGGTGGTGGTGGTCTAATAGTCGCACCTAACGGCGCTCTGCCAGCACCTTTAGCACCATCAACAGATAATACAATAATAGGAACGGCTGGTGGAACTGCTAGTGGCACCGGTGGAAGAAACCCAGGTCCAGGTGGATCTGGTGGACAAGGATATGGTGCCGGTGGTGGCGGAGGTGCTGGTGGTGCTGAACACTATGGTTCTACAACAGGAGGTGCTGGTGGAGGTGCGGGTTCACCAGGAATTATGATCATTAAAGTCACGGGATACCAATCTTAAGGGAGGAGCAATAAAATGAATCACTTTGCTTCAATTGATAGTAACAATATTGTTCAACAAGTAATTGTTCTGACAGATGAGTGTATTACTAATCCAGAAACCAACCAAGTTGATGTTTCATATGGAGAAATCTTTTGTAATGAAAACTATGGTGGCAGATGGGTTAGTACCTGTGTGTTAAATATTGTTCATGACGAGTGTACTCCAGAGCAGTGCAGAAAGTATGCTAGAATTGGAGATACTTATGATGAAACGCAGGATGCTTTTATTCCTCCACAACCATATCCATCTTGGATTTTAAACGATCACTTCGAATGGGAACCTCCAATAGCAGCACCAACTGTAGAAAGAACTGAAGTTCCTGCAGGTAAAAGTTATGAGTGGGACGAAGAAGCATACCAAGCAGACAATGCTACTGGTTGGGTTTATATTGATCGGGTAAATCCAGCACTAGAAAAGCTAAAAGAGTTGGGTATAACTAAAGAAGAACTGAAAGAAATTTTAGGTCTATAAAAAATATTTTTTTGTTATGAACAAATTTGAAATAACACCAATTTTTCCAACTGTCTTATGCACTTTTTTTGTGAATAATGATGCACAAAGTTATTATGAAAAATTAATAGAGACAAACTCTTTTAAAGATACTACTTTTGGTACGGGATCTCAAGTTAGTCTAAATTATAATGTTTTGGATAAATTTAAAGTTATAAAAGACCAGATTGAAAATGGGTTTATAGAATTTAAAAATAATATTTTGGGATTAGAAACGACCAATTTTAAAATGACTACATCGTGGGTTACAAAAACACCACCAAATTGTGGTTCTCAAAGGCATTCACATAAAAATTCATATTATAGTGGAGTTTTATATTTGACAGATCATCTCGATCAATCACCAATATTATTTTTTAATCCAAATGACAGCAAAAATTCTATCCTTACAAATCCAGAAAAAGAATATAATAATTTCAATTCAAAAACATGGAGTGTTCATCCAGAGAAAAATAAAGTTATATTATTCCCAAGTCATATTGACCATATGATACTTAAAAATTTCTCTAATAAAGATAGATACTCAGTTGCTTTTAATTTTTTTCCCTTTGGTGAATTTGGTAGTGACGACTCTAGAATAAATTTATTTCTATAATATGTTAGTCAAACATTTTGATGGAGAATTTCCATATATTTCTATGGAAAATGTTTATGATGAAAATGAACTTTCTATTATTTGGGAGGAGTTAAATTTTTTATGTTATCCTAAAAATTTTTTACCTCCAGAAAAATCAGGTACAGCTAAAAAAAATGGAGAAATCTTAAAAAGAAATAATTGTATATGGTTGGATAAATTCTATTCTGATCGAGAGTATTCAAATATATTGAAGTTAAATAAAAAAATTATTGAAATTGAGGTCCAAGAAAAAATTTTTAGAGGCAATCCATCTTGGTTTTTTCAAAGTATAGAAATTGGTTCATACAATACTTTAATCTCTTATTATGAAAATGGTGACTACTATAAGCAACATAAAGATCAATCTTTGGCTACATGCTTGACATGGCTCTATAAGGAACCAAAAAAATTTAAAGGTGGAGATTTATTATTTTATCTTGGAGATGATATGTTTTTTGTTGAAATAAAAAATAATATGTCTATTATATTTCCATCATGTATAACACATTCCGTTACTATCATAGAAATGAATGATGAGGAATGTCATAAAAAAAATGGTAGATTTTGTATGACTCAGTTTTTACATGCTGCCTAATCATGAATAAAGATTTCATTTTCAAAAGGGAAAAGTGTTTAACAAAAGGGCAGTGTGAAATTATTATTAATTATTTCGATCAATCTAAAAAAATAGTAACAAAAAGAAATTATCTTCTTGTTCCTGGGTTTGCTTGCGGTGATATAAGTAAAGACACTTTTTCATTTCTTTTTAAATCTCTTCAAGGACCATTTGTTGAATATTGTGAAGAATATTCTTTTCTCAAAAAGTTATATTATCCTTGGGGATTAGATGGTCTTTATAATATACAAAAATATGAACCAGGAAATAGTTATCCTGGTGAGCACATGGAGCACGGGAATGTGGAACCAGATCAAAGAAGAATACTTGCCTGGATGATCTATCTAAATGATATTCACGATGATGGTGGAACTTGTTGGCCACAACAAAACTTTACATCCACTCCTAGAGAAGGGGACTTATATATTTGGCCAGCAGGATGGACACATAGCCATTATGGTATAGTTTCAAATACAGAAACAAAATATATTATGACTGGATGGTGTAGTTTATATCCAGGTCAAAATCAAAATTATGATTTGGTCTAATATAATCTAATAAATAACTAAAAAGACCTATAATGTCTAGAAACAGAGAGTTATCTCAATTCCCTGAGTTTTTAACAGTAAATGATACTTACGGGTCCGTTGGGATTGGAACAAGTCTCACTGTAACTGGACTGGGAACTTTTGCAAATGACTTATATGTAGGTGGAACTTTATATGCACCTTCATTAAATATCACTGGCGGAGCAACTTTAGGTGATGACCTAACCACAAGAAACATAAGTGCTTCTGGTATTGTTACTGTTACTGGAATCACAGATCTTAATGGTGATCTAGACGTAGATGGACATGCAGAGTTTGATAATGTAAGAGTCTCTGGCATCACTACATTTGAGAGTAACATCTATCTTGGTAATAGTGACAAAGTTATCATGGGAGGAGGAGACTCTTTCCAACTCTACCATGATGGAAGTAATTCATATATTGTAGATTCTGGTGCAGGAGATTTATATCTTAGAGGAACTGGTGCTATTAGGCTCCAAAATTCTGCGGGCACGGAAGATTATGCCATATTCAATGATTCTGGGACAACAGAACTTTATTATGATAACTCTAAGAAATTAGAAACAACCACTGATGGTATTAGTGTTACTGGTAATATTGTTGCAAGTGGTAATGTAACAGTTGGCGGAACATTAATCTATGAAGATGTCACTAACGTAGATTCTGTAGGTATTGCCACTGCAAGAGCAGGTTTAAGAATCACTGGTGGTGGACTTGATGTAGTTGGTGTTGCCACTTTTAACAACGGCATCAGCACCCTAGATGTAATTGGACATACTGAACTTGATCAGTTAAGAGTATCTGGTGTTTCTACATTCGTCGGTATTGTTACCTCACAGAGTAATGTATTTGTCGGTAACAATCTAAGTGTTGCTGGAAATGCAAGAGTTGTAGGAGTTCTAACAGTCGGATCATCATCCATTACACTTGATGGAAGTACAAACACGATTAATGTTGGAGCAGGAGTTACTGTACATACAACCACAGTAGCAGTTAATCAATTAGAGGTCGCTGGTCTTTCCACATTCACTGGAATTGGAACCTTTAAAAATGATCTTTATGTTGGTGGAACTCTTTATACTCCATCACTGGTTGTTGAAGGTGGTGCCACTCTAGGTGAAGATATAAGCACAAGGAATCTTAATGCTTCTGGCATTGCTACAGTTGCTGGAGCAACAGATCTAAATGGCGATCTAGATGTTGATGGGCACACTGAGTTAGACAATGTAAACATTAGTGGTATTGTAACTGCTTTCAATATTGATGTAGATGGTCATACCGAACTTGATAATGTTAACATTTCTGGTATTCTTACTGCCACCAGTGCCAATTTCAGTGGTAACGTAAGTGTCCTTGGTAACTTAATTTATGAGGATGTTGTTAACGTTGATTCGGTTGGAATCGCAACAGCAAGATCAGGATTAAGAATCACTGGCGGTGGACTAGATGTTGTTGGCGTTGCCACTTTTGCGAACGCTATCGATGCTAATGGTGACATAGATGTTGATGGGCACACTGAGTTAGACAATGTTAATGTTTCTGGTATTTCTACATTCTCAGGGAACATTGATGCCAACGGTGATTTAGATGTAGATGGACATGCCGAGTTTGATAATGTTAATGTTTCTGGTGTTCTCACGGCAACATCATTTGTTGGTGACGGATCTCAACTGACTGGTGTAAGTGGATTTGCAACGGCACTTAGTAATGATCAAACCAGTCCATTAAATAAGATCTTTAAGACTCCAAAAGCACTTTATATTCCACCGAACACTCAAGCAGATGTTAATGTAAGTGTATATGAAGGTAGTCTTGCATTTATGAGAGAGAATGTGATTGTGGTTGGTTCTGGTGCCACATTCCACATTGGTGCTGGAACAACATTAAAAACTAACGTACTAAACCTTTTCTAAATAAATAAAAGAAAAGCATTCCAAATAAATGTCTGAGTTAAGAGTAGACAATATTGTAAGTGAAGACGGGAGTACTGCTCCGGTTTATAGCAAAGGGATGACCATTGGAGCAGGTCAAACTCTTACCTGTGCTGGAAATTTTACGGTCCAATCTGCAGTTAACTTTAACCAGGGTGCCTATGTTGCTGGTGTTGTAACTTTTGCCTCTGGTATTGATATTCTTTCGCCAGGAATTCAGTTAAGTGGAATTCTAACGGCAGCAACACTTTCTGCTGCTGGTGCTAATGTTTCTGGGGTTTCAACATTTGGTAATACCGTCGTCGGTGGTGGAACAACACAACTAGTCGTGACTGGTGATGCTAGGATCACTGGTATTCTTACCATAGGAACAAGTTCGATCACGCTTGATGGGTCTAATAATCAAGTCAAAGTTGGAACTGGAGTCACCATACATCACACCGATGGTGTTCAGGTTGGTGGTAATACCTTACACTCCACTGTTCTTACTATTAATCAAATTAATGCCTCTGGTGTCGTCACCGCCACTACATTTTCTGGTGCTCTGACTGGTAATGTTACTGGAAACGTAACTGGAAACGTAACAGGAAACGCAACGGGTCTTTCTGGAACTCCTAATATTACTGTTGGGACCATTGGTGCAACCAGTGTTAACGTTTCTGGTGCTGCTACGGTTGGTGGAGTTCTATCTGGTTCTTCCGCTAACTTCAGTGGAAACGTAACGGTTCTTGGCGACCTTACTTATGAGAACGTTACCAACCAAGATTCAATTGGTATTGCCACTGCAAGAGCAGGTTTAAGAATCACTGGTGGTGGACTAGATGTTGTTGGTGTTGCCACATTCCAAAATGATATAAAATTAGGTGATGATGATGAAATTCAATTAGGAGCATTGAGTGGTGGTGATCTTGTAATTACTCATCTATCATCTACAAACAATTCACTAATTAGAAATAAAAATACATCTGGTTCATTTATTATTGATACCGCTACTGGAAGTCCCATTGAAATAAGACATAGTAGTGGCGGAGAACCCATGGGCATCTTTACGCCAAATGGTTCTGTAAGTCTTTATTATGATGCTTCTCAAAAACTAGCAACTACTGGTGCTGGTGTTACTGTTACTGGTGGTGTTGAAGCATCGGGTATTTCTACTTTTGTTGCCACTGCCACTGCTTCGATGGCACAGAAATCAACTAAGTGGACTTCAGGTGAAACTGCTACACTAGATTTCGCTGCTGGTAATGGAAACGTTGCTTATGCGGATCATACTCTTAGTGGTAATGTAACACTTGCTATCACAAACATTCCAACTAATCTTCCCAATCATGTTCTAACACATTCGGTTGTGATTAGACAAAAAGCTACGGCAAGAATTGTGAATGCCGTTTCTTATAATGGAACAGGAAAAACAATTCATTGGCAAGGATCAGCAGCACCCACGGGAACGGCAAACAAGATAGATATCTTTAACTTTGTTGGTATAGATACTGTTGGCGATGGTGCTATCGCAAGCTACATGGTTATTGGAAACATGAACGGAGATTATGGAGTATAATCTATGCCTTTTCTAACTTATATTACAGACAATCTTGGAATCTTATTTTCTGGATCAGCGGAGATTACAGGAGGAACTGTTTCCGAAGTGGGTGGGTATACATTCCATTACTTTGCCACAACAGATTCTCTAAAAATTCCTGGCCTTTCTTCAGTTACATCTCTAGATGTTTTAGTAGTTGGTGGTGGTGGTGGTGGAAGTGGTGGTGGCGGTGGAGCAGGTGGAAATGTTTACTCTCCTGCCACACCAGTTTCTCCTGGTCGAATATTGATAATGACTGTCGGCACTGGTGGGAGTGGTAGTAATCCCAGAGGAAACACCGGTGGCACTAGTATATATGATGATGGTGGACCAAATCCTATCACCGCTTATGGTGGAGGCGGTGGTGGTGATGGAACTGTTCCAGGAAATCCTGCCAATGCTTCTGGTGGTGGTGGAGGTGTTGGTTGGTCTGGACCACCTGGTGGTGGTGGAAGTGGTGGTCCACAAGGACAACCTGGTGGATCAGGTTCACCAATTTACTTCCCACCAAACCCAGCAAGAAGCGGTGGTGGTGGTGGTTCCGGTAACTCTGGGTCTCCTGGAAATGGTGGTGGAAATGGTGGAAATGGATCTGATAGATCCTCGGTATGGGCTCCGGCAGGTTTTGGTGCTCCTGGTCCTAGTGGAACTTATGGACACTTCTCCGGAGGTGGAGGAGGTGGAAATGTTAGAAACAACCTCGGCGGCCCTGGCGGGCCCGGTGGCTGGGGCGGAGGTGGTAAAGGTGGACAGGCAGATGGTGGAACAGATCCTAATGGAAATGCTTCAGTTGCAGGATCTGGTGGTGGAGGTGCAGGAAACAATTACCGTTCTGGCGGATCTGGCGGAATTTACATTCGATACACAACACCTTGAGGTAAAACATGGGATACCAAACTAGACTAGCTAAGATCGATGAATCTGGAAATATTCTAAATGTTATTATTGCTTCGGAAGATAAGAGATCTATATTACCAAACCCATCAGAGTGGGTTGTTGGATTTGTTTCTGATGATGATTTAGAAGGAAATTTTCCATATCCAGCAGATAAATTTTATAATTGTCCATCTATTGGTGGAACTTGGGATAGTGTAAATAATGCATTTATTGATCCTCAACCATATCCTTCATGGATATTGAGCACTACAACGTATCAATGGTCTGCTCCCGTTAATATTCCTGCAGATGCTATTGAAAATGGCGGCACAATACGCTATGATTGGGACGAAGATAACTTAGCCTGGGCAACGAACTAAAGTAATATGAATGTCAGTGATACTATGATTCCACCACTCTGTCAAAGAGAGGTGATAAATTCTTTGTTTAAAGATACTTTTCCCTGGTACTATAAGTATGGAACAGTATTTGATGAGAATGATGGAAGGGAAAAAATAAGAAAGTACAACCCACTTACATCAAAAGAAATCCATTGGTTTGGACATAAATTTGTTGACAGGGGTGAAATAAAATCGCCTTATTTTGATCTTATTAAAGATAATTTTATTATCCCTCTAATGGCATATGGTCCCAAAGAAGGATATATTTTAGATAGAGTTCAAGCAAACCTGATACCACCCCAGGCAAGCAAGTTTGAGTTTAGGCATACACCATGGCACCAAGACAATGAAAATGATGAACATGTTGTAATGATTTATTATGTTGTCGATCATGATGCTAAGACACTATTCAAAAATGGCAAAAGTGTAAAACCAAAGCAAGGAAGATGTGTTATTTTTGATGGTAGTATGCTTCATGGAGCAGAGATTCCAAAGAGAAGAAGTTCATTGACAAATACAAAATGGTATGATAGTGTACCATCAGGTGAGATGAGATGCGTGATTAATTTTAACTTTGTCAAAGTATGAGTGTCGTATTTCCTTTATTCTCCATTCCTCTATACTATGAAAAACTGAGTGTAGATCTATCAAGGACTATTGCTAATGTAAAAAAATTAGAATATGAAGAGGGTTCTTGGGCATGGATAAGTAAAAATCAATTTATCTTTGACAATTCTTACTTTTTTGAAGTAAGAGAATGTGTTGAACAAGAACTTAAAAAATTTATATACACTGAACTTCAAGTTAGTGAAGTTTTAAAACTAACTCATACTAGTTCTTGGACATGTAAGCATCTTAAAGGCAATAAATCACAGCAGCATTTGCACTCGAACTCTATGTTCAGTGGAATTTTGTATCTTCAGTGTGACGAGAAGAGCGGAGGAGTTGAATTTTCAATACCACCCATGATTCCTACATATTGTACATCTACAATAAATATTCAAAACTTTGTAAAGGATAATAACATCTTAAATTCAAAAACTTGGTATAAAAAACCTGAACCAGGAGACTTGTTTTTGTTTCCCTCACATCTTTTGCATGAAGTGGAAACATCTGAATCAGATGAAGAGAGATATTGTATCGCCTTTAATTATGTTCTGACTGGTGAATATAATGTTAGTTCTGGATACTTAAATTTTAAGCATGAAAGATTTTATTGAAATATATCCAAATGCCCTTTCAAAGGAAGAGACAGAAAATTTAATATATTATTTTGAGAGAAATAATAAACTGCCAAAAATGCCTGGTAGGACAGGTGGTGGAATATCTAATGGTAAAAAAAAGTCTATAGATTGTGGGTTCGATTATTATGATCCAACAGACTGGGCATCATCTATCATCAAACCAAAACTCGATCATTATGCCAGATTATATGACAAAAAATACTATAGGAATGGATTGGATTGTGTTCAGGAATATGTGATAGATTTTACTTGGAATCTTCAAAAATATGAACCGGGTGAGGGTTATTTCTACAAACACTGCGAATCGTCTTCTATACAAAGTTCTAATAGAATTTTAGTATGGATGTTTTACCTAAATGATGTTAAAGATGGTGGAACTATATTTCCAACAGTAGGAAGAACTTTAAGAGCAAAAAGAGGAAATTTAATTATTTGGCCTGCGTATTGGATGTGGAATCATTACGGGCAGATATCAAAAACAAAAACTAAATATGTAGCAACTGGATGGTTCATTTACAGACCAAACGATTAAATTATTCTATTATGAAGTATGTTATTTTTGGAAATCCAGCACTCTGTTGGATGATTGCCTATCAAATTAAATACATCTCTCCTAATATATGCACATTTGTTGTATATTCTGATCAGGAAATTGATACGTACTTTGAAATTAATAAAACATTTATTGATAGATTAAGATTTTTTGGTGTATCAGAGGACGATTTTTTTCTTGGATGCAGATGGTGCGAAAACAAATATAAAGAAATAAGTAACGTTGTTTCCCTAAATGATTTTCTAGAAGTATCTGATGAAACATACGTTCTGGACACAAAAAAGACAGTAAATTATTTCAAACAAAGATGTGAAATGGTTTATAAGCATTGGAATCCAAATGAAAATGTAGAATCAATTATTGATAGGGTATATCACGTTAATAAATCTCTTGTCAATGTTGCTAGAGAAAAAGATATCATCGATCACCTTAGAGTCAAGGATGAAATTGATGAAATATTGGTAAGGGGAGAAGTTTTTATTGACATGAGAATTTGACATCTTTGATACTTTCATATATAATCAGACTGAGGAATATTATTCAATTATGGCTTTTTTAACTTGTTGGCACATGACTAATTTGCCAACTGAAATTGTGGAAATCGTAGAGAAAGACCTTCAAACATTCGACTCTATTGCGGCAGACTCCCAGATCATGGGAGCGCAAGTGGATAAGGTTATCCGCAATAGTAAGAATGCTTGGATTCCTACTTCGCACTGGATCGGTGGTTGGTTGTGGTATTATATTGATAAGGTAAACCGTGAGAACTTCTGCTACGATCTGACTGATATTGATGGTGGTAGTGTTCAGTACACACAATATGGTGAAGGGCAGTTTTATAATTGGCACAAAGACGGTGATCTTGACACCTTTTATAAACCACAATTAGTTGTTGGATCTGGAACAAATATAGCTCAAGATCAAATCACTTTGAATGGTGAGTATATAAGAAAACTTTCTTTTGCTCTTCAACTGTCCGATCCTAATGATTATACTGGTGGAGAAGTTCAGTTCCTTGATAATAGTGGTAAATCTTATTTTGCTCCAAAGCAACGCGGAACTCTAATGCTATTTGATTCTCGCACTCCACACCGAGTTCGTAAGGTGAAATCTGGTTTGCGTAAGAGTCTTGTAGGTTGGGTGGTTGGCCCGAGATGGCGATAGTTGGAGGTAAGTATTATGAGAGAGTTTGTATCAACTGGTGGTGTCTATGAAGATGGGTATCAGCGTTGTGCTACCCAAACCACCACTAACATGACGAAGAATGAGTCCTTTGAGAAGAATGGATATCTTTTCATGCCTGGACTCATTGCCGACCCAGAAAATCTTTACTGTGCTCCTCCACTGGACGAGAATGGTAATCGTATTACTGGACAAATGAATTATATCCGTAAGGATAAGTTTACTTATGTCCCAGATGAGAAGCAGGTAAATGGATCACTGGCACGATATAATGTTCCAATGTATAAGGAACTTCACTATCTTGTTCGTAAGGAAGTAGAGAAGCGTCTTGGTATTGACTTGCTTCCTACCTACTTCTATGACCGTTTCTATTATGTCGGTCAGCAACTGAAGCGTCATAGTGATCGCCCTGCGTGTGAAGTCAGTGTGACTCTTCAAATTAGCACTAACTCTTCCAATCCTTGGCCAATTTGGTTTGAGCGTCCTGATGGTAGCGAGTCTTATGTTCTTATGAAGAATGGTGATGCTGCTGTCTATAAAGGATGTGAGCGTGAGCACTGGCGTGATCCACTAGAATCCAAGTATAGTAAATTGGAAAACCTGTGGCGCACATTCCGTAAGAAAGAAGATGACACCTACCATCACCAAATCTTCCTTCATTATGTAAACGCACAAGGACCATTTGTTCATCATGCTAATGACAGATGATTAATATTCTATTTTATGTTCCTCTTTTTTCTTATGAAGTCAATGAATGGGATCGTAAAAAGAAAGCACTATTGTCTAGGATAAATCAAAACAAATTTGATTATTACGGAGCAAATACTTTTCAAACAGATCGCCATTCTAAAAAGAATAGATATGCCCTTGATTTTGAAAATATTTTTGCAGAGGAACTAGAACAGTTTAAGACAGAAGCAGAACTAAAGCACCTAAGAGTGACTGATATCTGGACCTTAAAATATACAAAAAGGAACGAAAATCATTGCCCACATAACCATCGTTCGATTGGATATACTGGATTACTTTACCTTGAATATAATGATAAAGTCCATGAACCGACTAAGTTTATTGGACCATGGAATGATCCAGTAAATGATACAACTCAACTTGCTTCTATTCCAAATCCCAAAGAAGGTGTAATGTATACTTGGCCAAGTTCAACGATACATTATGCCGATGCCATGAAAACAAACAAACTTCGTATGATTACTTCCTGGGATATGGATGTTAAATAGTATATAATTTTATAACCAATTATGAATTTCGCAGTTTATTCCAAGGATGATTGTCCTTATTGCAGTAAAGTCAAACAAGTATTAGAGTTGACAGGCAGTAACTTTGTAGTGTATACTCTTGGTACGGACTTTACCAAAGATGAGTTCTATGCCGAGTTTGGAGAAGGATCAACTTTTCCTCAGGTAATTTGTGATGATAAAAAATTAGGAGGGTCAGTTGACACAATCCAATTCCTCAAAGAACAACGACTCGTCTGATAATAACATAAATAAAAATAAGATCCGCATTAATCGCGGAGTTGAACTTATTCTTCATGGAGGCAAAAGAAAGCAGACTCAACCGTTCCACATCATCTTTGAGAAGATGGTTTGCTTTCTCAATCGGGAAGTAACCATCTATTTTGAATTTTCCTTTAAGTCCAGGAAAAGAAAAGTAGTTTCCCGAGGTAAAAGAAATGCTCGCAGTTAGTTTAGTTTTCGGTTCCTTTCTAACCGTTTTGTTTCTTATAGTGGGAGTAATGGTGGGTTGGGTAGCAAGAGAATATATGATGAACTATCGGGAAATTCCAAGACCTCATCCTGAGATGTTCGATGAGCAAGGTAATCTTATACCTGACGAAGTAATCGCATTTAATTTTGAAAACTATTATGACAACGAAATCAACGACGACGAAGACAACGACGAGTAAAGCAAAGGCTGCTCCTAAGACTTCAGCAAAACCAAAGGCAGTAGAGAAACCTATTCCAGATCTCCCCAACAATCCTTTTGTATACGAGATCTTGAATATTGTTTCTAACGAAAAGACTACTGCACGAAAGGTTGAGGCATTGCGTAAGTTTAATGATTCTGCCACTAAGGTTGTTCTTATTTGGAACTTTGATGAGAGCGTAGTTAGTCTGCTGCCACCTGGTGATGTTCCATATGCTGGAACAGACGAACAGAATTCTTTCAGTGGAACTCTGTCTGAGAAAGTGAATGATGCTGTTTCTAAGATGAATGAGTTGGGATCTAACTCTCTTGGATCACAGGATCAAGGCAAGTCTTCTATTCGTAAAGAGTTCCAACGTTTTTATAACTTTGTTAAAGGTGGTAACGATGGGTTGAGTTCTCTTCGTAGAGAGACTATGTTTATTAATATTCTTCAAGGACTTCATCCACTTGAGGCAGAGATTCTTATCTTAACCAAAGATAAAAGACTTGGAGATAAGTATAAGATTACAAAAGAAATTGTTGCGGAAGCTTACCCAGAGATCAAATGGGGAGGGCGCTCGTAATATATAATACCAATTGGAGTATTTGTAATGTCAAGAAATACAGCAAAGATGTCCGAGGAGATATCTACAAAGGAAGATCTTATGTACAACTGGACACCTGCCGAAAAGGAAAATTCCAAACAGAAATATGGATGTGAAATTCTCGTCGAGAATGGAACTTGGGAGCAGGTGTGTACTAAAGAAGCACCCAATGATGCACGGATTGTAAAGTATGAGGTTGATGGGCAGATTTGTTACGATCTAACGAGAGCAAATAAACAAGTTGATATCTTCGATATGTATTGGGACAAATTCCGTGAAGGTGTTAAGTCAATAGAGTTTGGACACGGTAGAATCAGTCCCAAACTCTGGGGATATAAGTCACCCGAAAAGAAAAAGCGAAAGTGATTCCCCATATCGGTGGAAATTTTCCCGGCAAATTTTTCTCGCGTGAGGGTTTTCACAAATCTTCACGCTTTTTAGTATAATAAAGATACAGTTTCGTATTTATTGTTACAGTTTTCACACAAAGGTTGCCTATATAGAGGGAATAGGAGTATAATAACCTCCTAACGTTCATCCTATGACTAAAGCACTTTTGCTTTTAGCATGGGTTCCACTTCTTTCTGTTTCAACGCCACAACTCAAATCATATCCTGTGACCATAAGTTGTGACGCCGCGTGGGAACTAATGGACATCGTTAAAAACGACGATGTAGTCCACCAAAGAGTAGAAGACCGATTGCTATTAGAACTCCGAAAGGATGTGATTCAAAGGTGCTAAAAACTGAATAGGACGCAAGTAAGCCGACTCGGAACGGAATCGTTCATCTATGGAACAACTATTCTTAACCTGTTTACAAGCACAACTTCTTATTAGCAGAGTTAATGCTAGTAATTTTGTTACAGATTATCAAAAAAATGATCTTGTATATGAAATCAAACAGTTAACAAAGAAAAGTTGTTTCATAGACGCAAAAGCCGACTGAAGGAACGGGACTAACCATCTCATTTCTTTAGGAGAAAACCAATGTCGAAAGTAGTTTATCGCGGTCAAGCATACGACACAGAAGTTCGTAAGCAGGCACAACAACAGCAACAGCAAGAACCCCAACAGTACAACGAGACCTATCGTGGTGTTCGTTTTGTAAAGGAGGGGCATAAGTGAAAAAACTTAACTTCCTACAACTCATTAAAGAACAAAAACAAAAAGAACAGCGTCGTCATCAAGCCCAACTAGCACAATTAGTAGGAGCAAAGTAATGGCACAGTTCATAGTCTCATCCACTGCCGCAATTGCCTTAACAACCGTATTTTTATCAATGTATGTTCAGTGGTTGGATAGATAGTGGAAAACTACACATATCATTATGATGATATGGACAAGGACAACCGACCTCCTGCTTGTTATCAACTAACATATAGAGGTTGTAATTATTGGTCTTGTTATATCGTTCATTTGGATGAGTGGTTTGAAAAAATGCTTAAGTTTGAGGGAGATTGACTCTCCCTCTTTTTTATGTCTATAAGTTTTTTTAATAGGCATAAATTTTTATTGCGGAAATGTATAAAATTGAACACTATTGTATAGATAATGATAGAATAATGAGGTCATACAAATGAGCGAAAATTCTTTGTTATGATTATCCTTGTGCGTGGAGGACATTATGCACAACCTTGTCTCTTACAATCAACTTGCTGAATGGCGACACTTTGAAGAAGCAGTTGACCGATGTAATGATGAAATGGAGTTAATTAATGATTATTTTAACTGTCTAATAGAATGTGATGATGACCAACAAACTTGTAAACGGATATGTAGAAATATACTGAGTGAGTAATAATAAGGGGAGGTCTTGACGATCTCCCCTTTTTTGTGTAAAATGGCATGAGAGAACTGTATCTTATGGACAAGGAAAAACTAAAACTGATCGTCCGTAACCTTGAATTACTCGTAGATTCTCTTAAAGCAGAAGTCTACTCCGACACTCAAAGTTATCTCAACTATGATGAGGTAAAGAGTGGACTACACGACTACGATGAAATCTTTGAGGACGATGATGATGATGTGACTAATCATATAAATAACCAATATAGGTTATACAACGATGATGATGGAGACGGATTGTAAAATTCTTAAAGAATATCCCAATTACAAAATATACTCAGATGGAAGAGTTTATTCAACTAAACTTAAAAAATATATTTCTGGGCATAAAAATAAAAGGGGATATTATTCTTTTACATTATATAATATTAATGGCGAAAGAAAACATAAAGGATTGCATCAACTTCTTGCCCTAGCATTCATTCCCAACCCTAACAATCATGAGGTTGTTAGGCATTTGGATGATAATAAAGATAACAATTCGTTATCAAATTTAAAATGGGGAACAATGCAAGAAAACATTGAAGACGCCATTAGAAATAATGTCTTCATAATTCCAGATAATTCAAAAAAATGGTTGATTAAAAAACCAGATGGAAAAATTGTAAGAGTTAATAATCTAACAAAATTTTGTTTGGACAATAATCTTACAAAACAAAATCTTCACAAAACGTACAAAGGTGATAGGCAGCATCACAAAAACTATGTTATTATTGGAATGTTAAATGATTAATAGAGCAAGAAAACTTGTAAAACTACTTGAACGTCTTGTAAAGCAAGAGCATCTTTATACGACCGAAAAGATCATTGAAATGAAATCTCAATTGCGAGTTGTTAAAGAAGAACTCGCAGAATTGGAAGCAAAAACATCAAAAGGATTTGGAAAGAAATGAGTGTAAAACTGATTAGTGTAACTCCCGATGCAGAACAAACAATGGCATTTGTTGCGAGAGTTAGTAATCCTGCGAATCAGGACAACGAAAACTATGCCAAGTTGCTTGCTTATTGTATTAAGCATAATCATTGGTCTGTTTTTGAGCAGTCTTTTATGACTCTTGAGATTGAAACGAATCGTGGCATTGCAGCACAGATTTTGCGTCATCGTTCTTTCACCTATCAAGAGTTTTCACAACGTTATGCTGATTCATCTCTTTTGAGTGATTATATTCCTGTACCCGATCTTCGTCGTCAAGATACCAAGAATCGTCAAAACTCTATTGATGATATTGGCGAATATGAAAAACTGACTTTACAGAGTAAGATTCAGGATCATTTTGCACACTCTATGCAACTCTACAAGGAACTTCTATCTCATGGGGTGGCAAAAGAGTGTGCTCGTTTTGTACTGCCTCTAGCAACGCCTACACGCATTTATATGAGTGGATCTTGCCGCAGTTGGATTCACTATATCACTCTTCGTTCTGCTAATGGTACTCAACAAGAGCACATGGACATTGCACTTGCTTGCAAAGATGTGTTTAAGGAGCAGTTTCCATCAGTCGCGGAAGCCCTTGAGTGGGTCTAAATAAATTATATTGAATTCATAACAATGGCAGTATACCCTGTAGTGAATACGCAAACTGGCGAACAGAAAGAAGTGGAAATGAGCATCCACGACTGGGACCAGTGGAAGAATGAGAATCCCGAATGGATTCGTGATTGGTCAGATCCTTCTACTTGCCCACAACCTGGGGAAGTGGGTGAATGGCGAGATAAACTCGTCAACAAAAATCCTGGATGGAATGACGTCCTGGCAAAAGCATCTAAAGCACCTGGTTCACGTGTAAAGAAAATCTAATGGCAAGAAGAAAAAGATCATCTGCAGAGCAACCCATCGGGGTTGGACTCACATCAAAGCAGATGAAGAGAAGAAAACCTCTTAATGCTGAGTATCTGGTCGACATTGAACCTCTTACAGAAAACCAAAAAACTCTGTTTGAGTCATATCAAGATGGAAAACACATTGTTGCTTATGGGTGTGCTGGTACTGGTAAAACCTTTATCACTCTCTATAATGCTTTACTAGATGTTCTAGACGAAAAAACACCATATGAAAGAGTTTATCTTGTTCGTTCTCTAGTTGCTACTAGAGAGATTGGTTTCCTTCCTGGTTCGCATGAAGATAAAGCAGATATTTACCAGATTCCTTATAAGAATATGGTGAAGTATATGTTCCAGATGCCTTCTGATGCAGACTTTGAGATGCTCTACGGAAATCTTAAATCACAAGAAACGATTAAGTTCTGGTCTACTTCATTCCTTCGTGGAACCACACTTGATAATTCGATTGTTATCGTTGATGAATTTCAAAACTTGAATTTTCATGAATTAGACAGTATAATTACTCGTGTTGGTGAAAATACGAAAATTTGTTTCTGTGGTGATGCTACTCAGTCAGATCTACAAAAAACAAATGAGCGTAACGGTATTATTGATTTTATGAAGATCCTGCGAGCAATGCCATCCTTCGATTTAATTGAATTTGGAGTTGATGATATTGTACGTTCTGGTCTTGTTAAGGAGTACATTATTGCAAAAATGGAAGCAGGTTTTTAATGTTCAATCATGTTGATGTGACTCTCCCCGAACTTGAAAGGGAGACTATAGATGGTGTTCGTTATTATAAAGTTCCAGATGAAGACCAACTTCTAAAGTTGGTCTCTATTACTTCTATTACCAGTCATTTTAATAAAGAGATTTTTATTAATTGGCGTAAGAAAGTTGGTGATGAAGAGGCAGATCGCATTACAAAAGCGGCAACAAGTCGTGGAACCGATATGCACACATTGGTAGAGCATCATCTGAAGAATGAGAGTTTGCCAAAGGTTCAACCAATGTCGGATTTCTTATTTAAGATTGCAAAAACGGACTTAAAGCGTATAAATAATATTTACGCCCTTGAAGGGTCCCTATATAGTAAGCAACTAGGCATTGCTGGGACTGTTGACTGTATCGCTGAATATGACGGCGAGTTAGCAATAATCGACTTTAAGACTTCTAAAAAACCAAAACCACGCGAGTGGATCGAACACTATTTTGTTCAATGTATGGCATATGGTTGTATGCTATACGAACTGACTGGAATATCAGTTAAAAAACTTGTAATCATTATGGCTTGTGAAAATGGAGAATGCGTCGTCTATGAAGAAAGAGACAAATCAAAGTACATCAAACTTCTCACCCAATACGTTAGAAAGTTTGTTAGAGATAAACTGGAACTCTATGGAACCAAATAAGGAATTAGAACAGGCAATAGAAAGCAAGTTTTTAACACCTTCCAAGTTTGCTTTGGAAATTGAAAAGATTGTTGCCGAAGAAAACTTCAACTATATTGATGCTATTTGTCACTATTGCGAAATCAATAGTCTTGAAGTAGAATCAGTAACAAAACTCATTTCAAAACCTCTAAAAGAGAGACTCAAATGGGATGCAACCCGTTTGAACTTTATGAAGCGAACTTCGAAAGCAAAACTGCCTCTATGACCGTGACACCCTTTGAAACTTATCAACATTATCTGTCACTCAAAAATCATTTCACAAATCCAAAATACGACTTCTTTAAATATGGTGCGAAGACTCGTGCTAGTGTAACTTCTTTTAATAAACGCAAGGACAAATACTGGTTCGAAAAGACAAGTCGCAAGTATAACGATAAAGAAGTCGTAGATTTTCTAGTATCAAACTTTGTAGCATCCGATAACCCACAAAATTTATGGATTGGTTCTTTAATAAATGGCGGAGAGCAAGTTTATTCCGAGTGGAAAAAACGCCAACAGAGTTTGACTTACTTGTTCAAAGAGCAAAGCAACGAATTATTCTTGGAGAGCGAATTAGAGAATCTATTCAACTGTTCCAAAGGACATCCACCAGTTCTCAAAAAGTTTCTAAGCGGGCAGTTGTCCTTAGAAACATTAACAATCTACGACAAAATATTCCGTTTCTCCGCAGATTTTGATAAGAAACTTCTGGACCCGGTGTGGGAAACCGTCAGTCTGAAAATTAAGAAGTATAATCCATTTCTAAATATTGATGTGTTCCAATTCAAAAAAATCCTACGGTCTATAGTCAATGAGTGAATTTTTCAAATCTGACATTATTCAAGACGAACTAAAAGAAATCAATAGACTCCAAGAAGAAATTTACGGAAGTATTTTGTCTTTTGGTGCGATGAGTCGTGAAACCAAAATAGAACACATTGAAAAACTTCAAAACTTGCTACAAAAGCAAAGAGTGATGTATACTAGATTATCTCTCTCAGACGATCCTTTAGCGGTTGAAATGAAAGAGAACCTACGCAAATCGGTGGCATTGATGGGATTCCCACCAGAAACCGATATGTCAATTTTATTCAATAGTATGAATCAGACCATCGAATCCCTCAAAAACTACCTTGACGCCTGAGGGCATCCCTGTTATACTATCCGAGTAAATCCCCCGAATCCAATTAATCCGAGGTAATCCAAATGTCTTTCGCAGACCTTAAAAAGCAATCAAAACTTGGCAACCTGACCGCAAAACTGGTCAAGGAAGTCGAAAAAATGAATACTAACGGTTCATCTTCTGGTGATGACCGTCTATGGAAACTGGAGTGTGATAAGAGCGGCAATGGTTATGCCGTTATCCGTTTCCTGCCTGCTCCAAACGGTGAGGATCTTCCGTTTGTGAAACTCTACAGTCACGCATTCCAAGGTCCTGGTGGTTGGTATATTGAGAACTCCCTGACCACTCTGGGTCAGAAGGATCCTGTGTCTGAGCACAACACGATGCTGTGGAACAACGGCACTGATGCTGGTAAGGAGCAGGCACGTAAGCAAAAGCGCAAACTGACCTATGTTGCCAACATCTATGTGGTCAAGGATCCTGCTAATCCTACCAATGAAGGTAAAGTTTTCCTGTATAAGTTTGGTAAGAAGATCTTCGACAAACTCACCGCTGCTATGCAACCTGAGTTTGAAGATGAGGAGGCAATCGATCCGTTTGACTTCTGGCAGGGTGCTAACTTCAAACTGAAGGCAAAGAACGTTGCTGGTTATCGCAACTACGACTCTTCTGAGTTTGCTCGCCAAGAACCTCTCCTTGACGATGATGATGCCATGGAGGCAGTATGGAAGAAGCAGTATTCTCTCTCCGAACTCGTTGCTGCTGATCAGTTCAAAACCTATGATGAACTGAAGAAGCGCCTGGACTATGTGCTTGGCAACAAAGGCACTCCCCGTTACCAGGATTCCGAAGAGTATGATGAAGAAGATACCACTCGTGGTTCTACCCGCGAACTCACCGAAGATCTCCGTGATGAACTGAGTTCACTGAAACCTACTCGCACCGTTGCCTCTACTGATGAAGATGAGGATGATGATGCCATGTCCTACTTCGCCCGCCTTGCCGAAGAGTGAAGTCTGATTACTACATTGACCGTGTAAGTAAATCCGAAGCCGCAGAGTTACTTCTGCGGTTTCATTATCTTAAGGACTTTTCTAAAGGATTTAAGAGTGGATATAACTACGGTCTCTATGAGAGCAATGATTTTAGTCCACTGAATATTGGTGGCATTAAGGGAGTCTGTATCTTTACTGGACTCCCTGTCCCAGAAGTAGCACAAGGAGCATTTGGACTAGAAAGAAATGAGCAAGAAGGACTCTTTGAACTTTCACGCCTTTGCGTACACCCTGAAACCCAACGAGCAGAATATAATATCACTTCTTGGTTTGTTTCAAGAGCGATTAGACAGTTACGGAAGGATACTGAAGTTAAAGC